ATCTGTTGCATCTACCCAGTTGAAAGTCTTATCAGTAGTACCCTTTAAAGTCAAGCCACCACCATCAGCTGATGCATCGCTTGGTGACTCTGTCGAACCTAACTCAATATTTTTATCGTCAACTGTAATAGTTGTAGAATTAACTGTTGTTGTTGTTCCATTGACTGTTAGGTCGCCAGTAACAGTTAAGTCACCACCTATCGATCCATCCCCTGTAGTACTGACCGTAGCAAAGTTAACCTCAGATGTGGTCTCCACAGCTTGACCAATTGCAATTGTAGGGGTCGCATTTTCACCAGAATTATTTGAAAGCGTAACACCAGTTCCTGCAACAAGTGATGCAACATAATCACCAGTTGTCTGTGTCGCAAGATTAACATTCTTAATAGTTACAGCCCCAGATGAAACAGTAAAGTCTGCGGTTGCGAAAGAAGCCACACCCTTGTTCGTAGTGGTTGCATCTTCAGCTGAAACTGTAACTGTATTATCCGAAACTACTATATCAATACCTTCTCCTTCAGAGAAAGTCAATGTGTCACTAAGTAAATCGACAGTATCTGAATTGGCATTGTCGTCAGCGATTGACAAAGTGGTTGCAACACTTGCCGTACCAGCTGCAGTTAACCTGCCTTGTGCATCTACTGTAAATGTAGGAATTGCAGTAGATGAACCATAAGTACCTGCTGATACAGTCGTATCATCAAGATCTACTGTTATAGTATTTGTTGCACCAGCGGTTGTGGTTAAACCTATACCACCAGCTATTGTAAAAGTATCTTCATCATTTATTGTCTGAGATGTGCCACCATCACCAGCTATATCAAACGAATAGTTTGCAGAGATAATTGCACTATCAACATAAGCTGTAGTTGCAACAGATGTTGAATTATCGCCAGCAGTCTGAGTTGCTGCGGTAGCAGATGAACCTAAGGATACAGCTCCACTGAATGTCTTATCCCCACTTAGTGTCTGGGAAGTCGCTCTTGTTACAAACGCACCAGAACCACCAATAGCTAAAACTGATGTAGCAGTTCCTCCAGCGCCACCAGTTCCCTCACCGTAGTACAGGGTGTCATCAACTTCATTGAATGCTAATTCTGCGTTTTCAAGTGAACTAGGTGCACCAGCATCACCGCTAGACCTTCTTTTGATTCTAATTGTATTGGCCATTTTTAAAAGTTTCCTCCATCAACAAGATTTTCTTCGGGATAGTTAACCCATTCAGTTCCTGAATAACGCAAAATATCTCCACCATTCGCTGTACTAATAGTAACGTCAGTTAATCCATTTAAAACAGACTGATCAGCTATATTCGTTTCTGCTGCTATAATTCTGTCTTTAACAGTCAAATAGCCGCCAGCTGGACTTACGCCAAGAACAGTCTGTATAGCCTCTATAGCATCGTTTGCATTTGCGTGCTGCTCATGGTGGGGTACAGTTACGGAATCCAACCTATCTGTTGGGGTTGGATTTTGCAGTGTGTCTAAAGAGTTTGGATAATTAGTTGCCATATAATTTCCTTATAAACTAAATATTTTACTTATTAAATCGCTCCACTGTATAGTAATAGATATAGACCCCGATGTACCAGCAACCGGTAGACCAGAAGCAGTGTCGAAATAAGCTATTAGCCTAGAAGTGGTATCGTCCCCAGTTGACTCATACATGACCAGGTAATCAAAACCGTCTGTTCCATAATTTTCTACTGTTTCATTTTCAGCATCGAAGACTCCACCCGATATTGATACACCATCCAAGGATCCGCTTCTTCCAGCTATATTAGCGGAACCAACATCTGAAACATATTGATGACTACTTATGTCTAAAGAATATCCTGATTTAACTAATAAAACCCTAATATCAGCTGAGGCGAGATTTATCGTCCCATTCAAGAAGTCTTCTTTTATATTTGAATACAATTGATTAGACATCATATACCAACTTCTGAAGAAATTATTACCCTATATTTATAACCTGCCTCAAAATAAGTTTTATTATCTACATAATAAACTGGAGTAGAGTCACTAGAGGGGAAATCAATATAGACATCTGGCTTCCATGAGTGCATAGATATTTGGGCGGGTAGTACTTCCCATCTTGAAGGGGCTCTTTGTATCTTTTTTCTTTGAGCCTTAAAATATTTGGTGGTTAAAAAGTTTGATGCTGGACGCTCATTAAAAGACACAACAACTCTACCGTCATTTTCTCCATTATCTATATAGAAACCTCCATTTGCTGGAGAAAATTCTTTTATATAAAACTCTGGATTCTTAGCTATTATTTGATAAGATGTCTCTACATCTGTTCTTATTGACTTATCTTCAACAAGAAGCTCTTCAATTTGAGTTGCAACAGTTTGCAGAGAAGAGGGGGTAGCTGACTCAATAGAAGACGTAAAGGTTATTTCCTCTGATGCTATTAAAGTTCCTGTAGCATCAACTATATTAACTATCTTTATTTTATAATCCGTACCTGGCTTTAAGATTGTATTCCAATATAGATTTAAAGTTCTTGATATCTGATTATAATCAGTTATAGTGCTAACATCTCTAAAAGGAGAGCTGATCTTAACGGGAGTTTCAGAGTTTTCATATAGCTCAAAGTTTTCATCCAACAAAGAACTTACAGGTATAGTTCTACCAAACTTAATTACAACATTATTTGCACTTATAGTGCAGTTGTCAACGAGATTCAAAGCCACTTAAGCACCTCACATTATAGCCTATATATATAGTAACAACTATGAGCCCATATGAAACTAGGGGGCAGTAGATTTCTCTACCACCCCCTAGCCATAGGGTAATCGCAACTATAACAACCCTAAGGTTTTATCAGGATGCTTCGTTAGTAACCTGAACTTCGTAGTTGCGGCTGAGGCTGACATTCTTAGCAACGGTAACACCCTCACCGTCACCCATCATCACGATGTCATAGCGCTCTTTCATCTTGAGTGAGCGAATGTCACGTGTAGGATCATCAAACTGATCCGTGCTCATGTCATCCTTTACCAACATTGTACCAACCTCATTGCGGTCAATGAGGAAGAGGTCTGACTTAGCTGCAGCCGAGCTTGTCTTAGCTGTGAAGCTGACAAAAGGTGAAACTAAGACATTCAAACCCATTGGCGCTGTTGTGTTGAGTGCACCCTCAGCGGACTGAGGACGATAACCCCAACTCTGGTTGACACCAGAAGCAGCACCACCTGCGTGGAAAATGGCGTCCTTAAGGAACACCGACCACATCAGTGGGTGAAGAATGAAGTCTGTTGGAACATGATTTTCAGCCATTAACACAGCAGCCATGTCAATGATATCATCCCAGGTGACGGTACCATTGGCTGCGCCATTGATATCTAGACCTGTTGTGTCATCATAGCCTGCGTCATCGTTGTCGAAGACGATTGTAGCTGCATCCTTGAAACGGCTAAGAGCGATTTGCTCTTTTAGGCGAGCCATGGCACGACCTGCGGCGCGGACATGTAGACCAACAATATCCCAAAGTGAGTCAGCTACGACTTCTTCGGTGAAAGCAAGCTTTACACCTTTCTTTGAGACCTTGCCCTCTACCTGCTTTGCGAAGGCGAGTGCCTGCTCTGGGTACTCTTGACCCTCAGGGATTTCGGCAGCTTGGATAGCATTGACTGCTGGGAACTCCAATGAACGCCCCTTGCCAAGGCGAACCGTGGAAAGAAGTGGAGTCACAAGTAGCTGTGGCTCTGCTGCTTCCCTCAGCGTGCGAGAAAGAACCTTAGGGAACAATGCAGCTGCATCTGGTGATGCAAATGCTTCCTTAATAGTTACTCGATTCTCTTCATCGATGTGTCCGTCCTCAGTCAGTGCTGTCTCCCAAGCTGGGAGACCCGAGAGGAGCTCTTGGATTGTCTTACTCATCTTAGGATTTTCCTCCTGTGTATATTTTTCAGAGTGTTAAGTTGACACGGAATGCGCCAACAACGTTGTGTACATCCAGGTTAGCTCTAATACCGAGCTTACCACTGTAGGTGCCGCTACGAGTTAACTCATATACGGTCTTCAATGCACCTGGATCGGATGGAAGTTGCATGTAGCTGAGGAGGCCATCATCAAAGTTTGTAGCAAACTTCTCAACCTCGATAACTTTACCAACTTGAATGTATGGAGCGGCAGCAATCTCACTCTTTGAAGCGAGAACTGGACGACCCATATGGTCAGCACGGATAACACTACCGACTGTTACGTCAGCGTTAACCAGGTCAACCATTGGATACTCCACATACCCATGAGTGATAAAGCCAGCTCCTTGCGAAGTACCCTTATCAAAAGGTCTGTAGAGATCGTATTGTGCGCAGCCGATAGGAATCGACTGACCGGCAACAGAAACTGAATCTGTTGAACCAGTGGTGCTGTTTGGAGTAGCGCCATCTAGTGGATCCCATCCACTCATTGTGTCGCCCCAGTTAGCAGTAGATGTTGTACCATTAGCAGGAACAATTCTTGCATCAC